TTTCTTTTCTTCAACCTTTGGTTTCTTTTCTTCAACCTTTGGTTCTTCTAGCGGTAGAACCTCAAACAATTCTTTACGCTCTTTCTCTGTTTTTGGATTTACACCAAATTTTATAAACTTTTCAGCGTGTTCATCTGTCATATTTTTTCCGAATAAATGAACTGTTCGTTTTCCTTTTTCTCGATAGGAAAAGTAAGCGTTTAATTTGCTTTTCTTTACTTTGTATTTATTTGCTTTCTTTGTCATCTTTTTACCTTTTTTAGATTTAATAACTCTTAATAGTTTTGATAATCGATTACTCATTTTGCAAGGCACGCAATCGGGCAATTCTCCGATATATTGCTCATATTGCAATTTGTAAGCATCTAGCAAAACTTTATCTTTCAGTATGCTAGATGCTGTATGCTTAGATAAGTCTATCATTCTTCAACATTCTCTAAAGCTTCTAGCCGTTGCTCTATACTGGTTAATCTATCTTCTAGACCTGTTATTTCAGAAACAGTATGAGTGTGTGAAGATGGAGCAAAAGATGTCGGTTTGCCCTCTATATCTCCCCATTGAACAGGTTCAGATTCTCCACCTCCATTAACGATTTTATCCCTCATCTCTCTAACGAAATGAAGTAAATTCATTAATGTTATTTTTGTACTTTCAAAATTTATCTTACTCATCTTCTAGCTCCTTAAAGTCGTTGTCAAAAATTGCCTCTGCATCTCCAGTAGCAGGAGAAAAAACCAAAGGTAAATAACGCTCTGGACGCCCTTCGCTCGAAGTCAAAACCATAGGAAACAATCCCTCTTCTTCAACTAAGTCGTAATCGTAGTCCTGAGTTCTCATTCCATTCTCCAAGCCGTAGATTTTTACCGTACCATCATTATATTTGATTGCTCCTACTATTTGCCCTTTCGCTAATGCCTCTCTTTGACAAAGACTAGCTTCATCATACCCAGCGAATAAGAATTGCAATTGGTGACTCCACATTGCGTAGTCCTTACCATTTCTAACAAGACTGTCGATGCCTCGAATGTGATTGCCGTTTAGACTAGATATAAATCCAAATGCGGACGCTCCTTCTTTCAAAGTAAAATCTACATTATACTCGTCTGTCTCACAATCAACCGTAATGGTGTAATCCTCTATATCAGATTTGTTAATTAACTTCGCTTCTTGAAAAGGCACATATTCAGGAATCAAGCAAGATAAGTCTTGCCCTCCTCTTAATGTATTACATATTTCTGCCATATTATATATTTTTATAAGGCGCTATATTTCAAGCGCCTTTTTGATTTATATTGCTAATACGAATGCATCGGTTGGAATTCCAACGCCGAACTTAGCTCTTCCAGTCATCCAAATGATATCATCCTCCTCTCGGTAACCAATATTGAATTTCTCCAACATATTTTCAGTTCCATAACCTAGTATGTCATTCTCTTCACGCTCTAACGTTGCAATGTTTGCAAATTGAGTGAACTCCTCTTGGTCAGAATCGTAGTAATCTTCAGACGCCCTCATAGCGTCCGTAAAAGGTTTGATATATACAGGTATTCCGTAAATTGTAAGGTTGTCAGCTGTATATTTCACACCCCCTACAACTTTAGCAGGATCTATACATCCGCACGAGATACCTCCTTGCTCGTCCGAAGTATTTAAGTACGCTACTAAAGCATTTACCATCTCCCTATTCATCTCCCACTTCATAGACTCAAGCCTAAACCAAGGCTTAGTAGATGCTAATTGGTACATCTCCTTAACAATAGCCAATACCGCTTCTCCGTCTGTGATTGGAGCAGTGTTATCTGGTATTTCTACAAGGTTTCCGCTTGTTGTTGCTAATGCTTGCATCTGCTTTAACTTCCCATTAAACGCATTGATTAGCGTGTCGGTAGAGTCTCTATCTCCTAAATATCCCACCCGGAACATTGCGTTTTTTAATCGTCTTTGGAAACGTCCAGCTAAGAATTGTACCCAAGCCTTATTGATATCCGTTTCGTCTAAATCAGGTAAGGAATTAAAGAAAGTGAAAAAACTAGGTGCTAAGTCTTCCGCACATAATTCCATCTTACAACCTATACCGCCAATATCCCAAGCGAATGTAGAAAAATCCTCGTCGAAATCACAACTAGGAAGTACACAGGTCGTTGCTGTTGGAAATCCAGCAAAGTCATCTTCGTTTAGCAAAATCGGAATGTTAGTACCATTTTGCACTCCGCTCATTCTAACTCTAGCGGTAGTAATATCCGTACCTCCAAAGTTTTCTAACTCTATTATTTCTGCCCAACGCATTTTCTCCGTTGCGGTCAGTCCACATAACGTATCTGTTAATGTGCTTATATTATCTCCGTAAGCCATATCTTATTTTTTATAATTTTCTAAGTAACTATTTTTAAATTCACCGCTCTTTTTTTTGTCTTTCGATACATTTTGAAGCTTTGCAATCTTCTTGTCAAAACTAGAAGAAACACCTTTCAGTGATGCTACTAACTTTTCATTAGAATCCACTTTAGCTCTCAAAGCATCGTTTTCTTTTTTCATAGAAATCATTGCATCGGCTAACATTTCAATTCTAGCTTCTAACTCGTCGTTTCCTTCAAGCTCTTCTTCTACATCTAAGATGCTAGTCAAAGTGCCATCTGTGAAAATAAGTGTTTTAACTTCACCCTCTAATTCTACAGAAAACTCGCCGTCCGCAGTCTCGCCGTTTACAAGCCCTCTTACTCCTTCTTCGATATCGCTTAACTCATCAATATCAGGGAATGTAATAACATCTTGCGTAGCTGTCTTAAGCTCTACAACTGCAACGGCACTATTGCCACCGAATAGTTTCGCCAATGCATCCCATCTAGATGCTTTTTCTTTTGTTTCTTTACTCATTTTATCATTTTTAGGATTATATTTATTTAAAAGTGATGCTACTATTTTTGCATCTACTGTGTTTAATTCTTCTATTTCCGTAGCAAACCCGATACTTAAGCACTTCTTAGCAGTAATCCAAGTATCGTTTTTCATTAATTCTAAAGCCTCGTCCTTACTTAAGCTTGTGTTTTTAGAATAGAAATCGGCTAATATATCTCTAATTTCTGCTAAGTCATTTGCTGATTTTTGAAAGTCGTCAGCGTGTAAATCTTCATTCCAATAGTATAAAGGTTCATGAACGAAAGGCTGTAAGTATTCGTTTACAATCCTTTTGTCTCCAGCTAGGAATATAGCTGTTGCAATAGAAGCAACGAACCCACTCGTCCTAGTTGTAATAGTAGCTTCATTTTGCTTTGCATATCTTCGTAATTCCGCAAACATTGCCATACCACTAGTTACGCATCCACCTATAGAATTTATATCTATAAATAAATCTTTTCCATTAGCTAAACTTAAATGCTCTAATAGCATATCAGGTGTGAACATATCGCCATACCAGCCTGAGTTACTTATTTCGCCTACTATTCTAAATTCGTACATATTTTTATACTATCTATTTGTAAATATAATTATACATTAACATTAACATCGGACATCATTTTGTCCACTGCCCTTTTTATTGTTTTTTCGCTAACCCTAAATTTAATTCCAGCATCTGTATAAAATTGACTTCTACTATTATTATACGCATCGTTGTTGTCTAAGAAATACTCGTAAATCTCAACATCTCTAATAATGTGCGCCGAAATAAAACCACCCATCACAAGCGTATTAACTACTTCTTTTTTTTGCTTAAGAAAATTATATAAATTCATTCTGTCCAGTTTTTACATTTTTCTATGCTCTGCCTTAACTTGAAGCTAAGCACACATAAACACTCGCTACAAAGTTTTTTAGAAATTTCGGGTATAGCTTCATCCTTTGGAAGTGTTGCTGCAACTGCTAAGTAAGTTTCAGCACACCCGCATTCGGCATATCGTTTTTTTGCTAAATCGTTTATTTCTTTCGTTTGGTTTTTGAAATTCTTAGCACCTTCAAATATTGCTTTTGCATTCATAATTAATAAGATGAATTATTTATAATGTTCCTGTTATCGCTTAGATTTTCTATTCCTTCGCTACTGCCTTTTCTTGTGCCTCGCTCCGTTGCTTCTTCTACTCTATTCGCAATCGTATCAGCCATTTCATTTATATTATCGTTCTCTAGATTTTCTTGATTAATAGAACTTTCGCTATTGTCTACAAATTCGGGTATAGTGAAATTACTTGCACTGCTTACCCCCATATCTCCGCCCGAACTATCCGCACCGCTAACAGGTAGTTTTGTGGAGTATATTTCTGCTACTTGTTTCATTCCCATTGCACCAACTGCAATGGCTTGAGCAATTCCAGAAAAACCACCTTGCGCCAATGCCTTAGTAACCCCTTCATATGTATTAATCAATGCCATAGCACCAGATAACGCTTTACTTACTCCAGCCTGCTCTCCTAGCAAACTAGTAATAGAAGAAACAAGCATATTAGTTGCATCTAATTCTTGTTGTCTTAACGTTTCTTTCATCTTAGCTTTGAACTCCTCATTAGCAATTTCAGCGTCTAACAAATTATTATTTAGTTGCCTGACTTTTGCATTGAATAACTCTTGGCTTATCTCTTCGTTATCTAATCTATTTTGAAGCGCTTCTAATTCTCTTTCATTATGCTCTTTTATTTGCTCAATCTTTATTTCGCTCTCGATTGCACCTTGCTCTTTTAATCTTTCTAGATGTTCAGCGAATTCAATCATAGCAATTTCTAAATCTTCGGCTTTCTTTTGCGCTTCAAATTCTTTTTCTGCTTCACGATCCGACTCCCTTTGTTCCGATTTAATTCTGGATAGTTCGTTTTGATATTCTTGCTCGGACAATAAGCCATCTTTTTGTTGCTTATCTAATGCCTCCTTATTAGCTTCAAATATTGCTTCGTTAGCTTCTTTTATCTGCTCCAAACGTTCTTCTGTTAGAAGCTTTTCACTTTCTAATATTTCGCTATTTCTGTCTTGATAAGCTTGTATTTCTTCGTGTAGTACATCCTTAAGCTCCTCCAACCTTTCATCTCTAAGCCTATTTATATCTTCGTTTAATTTTAAGTTTAATCTAATTATCGAAGCATTATAAGCTTGTTCGCTTATCTCATTAGCTTTTAGTTTTTCTAATAATATAGCTTGCTCCGCTTCTGCAATAGACTCAAGGTTTTTTATATTTTCGTTAAATGAATTTTCTCTAGCTTCTTGAAGTGCTTTGTTTAGATCTAACTCCTCTTCCATCGCTTTTATGATAGCTTTTCTCCTATCACTTTCCTCTTTAGCTATACTACGCTCTAAAGATGCCTGCCTTCTAACAGCTCTTCGTCTTTCGGCATCAGCGCGTTTCTGTAAGTCAATCATTTTAGCTGTTAAATCCGCTCTTCTGTCTAAAGTATCGGCATTCTCTCCGCTTAGCTCAATCTCCTTCTCAAGCGAAGAGAGTTGCATTGTAACAAGCCTTAACTCTTCTTTGTACTGCTCATTAATTATTGCATTTATATCCTCATTTGCTTTTTTTCTGACCTCTAGCGAATTATTAGCATCGTCTCTTAATACTTTTAAACGCTCTAATTCTGCACCATACGCAGCGGCTGAAACCTTCATTTCTCTTTGTGCCTTGACAATGTCCTGATTTAGCTTCGCAAGTTCCGTCGATGTCTCAATGCTAGCCTCCAAGTTTTCTTGAAACCTCTCTAATCCATCAGCCATACTATCTAAGCCTAACCATCTCATTGCGTCAATAGCCACCTCTATCAATTTCTCGAATCCCGATGTAACTGCATCAAGAGCAACAACGATTTTATCTAGCAGTATATCTCCCAACGGAACAAACAAGTCCATTAACGCATTTAGGATTCCAGAAAGCGGAGCTGTTGCCATCTTAAGCTTGTTCATTTTCTCTTCACTATCGCTTAAGACTTTTTGCAATCCAACTAAAGCAACGGCAATTGTTGAAATAACAATACCTATCGGGGTAGCTAAAAACGCCAAGCTTGCTCTTGTCATAGCACCCCAACCACTTACAACACCACTCAATGCCTTTACACTATTACCCATTGCGGTGTTGCTCCCCCCAATCGCACTAGATAAACCACCTAAATCTCCAACCGCTGTTTTTATGCCTTCCGAATAGTCCCCAATTCCTATTTTTTGACGTGCATAAGAATCAACGTTTTCTTTTATTATTTGATTGTTTTGGTCCAGCCTAACGTTTATCTGCTCTAATTGCTTGCGCCCCTCTTCTGTTTCTAAATTTGTTTTATCCCGAACGGCGTTAAGCGCAGTGTTTTGCTTTCTTAATTGCTCTATCGTAACCGCCTCTTGGTTAAGAATAGCATCCAACTCGCTTTGTGTTAAAATAGCTTCTTTAGCTTGAACGTTTGCCGTACTTATAGCGTTTTGAAACGAACGGTATTCAGCACCAGCGTTTTTTGTAGCAATCTCCGTGCTTACTAATTTTTTGTTTAAAGCATCAAACTCCTTTCCGCTATCCTTACCTTCTTTTTGTAAATCACGCATCTCCTTACGTAATTCCCTTTGCTCTTTTTTTAAAGCTTCAAATCGTTTACGTACGTTTTCTGCATCCTTTGTTAGCGAAGATGTATCTATGTTGTATTTTGCTAAATCTATGTTTTCAGCCATAATTTATGAATTAGGTCGTATTACTTTTTTTGGCGTAGGCTTGTAGTTATTTATCTTAACCAACTCCGCTTCGATATCTTTATCTTTTTTAAGCGATAATTTATTTATTATAAAATATGCTTTTTCTTGCTCTAGGTAAATTGTTTTCGACAAATCTATACTTGCGAAATCAAAAGAGGACATGCGAAGTTTTACCTTTATTATTTTAGATTGGTTTAGAATTTTTCGCATTTCGTTCCATTTTGACACTACACTCCTGAATGAAGTTCGTTCCGTGTTAGCCCAAGGCAATCCAACTGATAACTGTCCATTAACTGCAATGCTAGAAGCTTGAATGTAATCGAATTCAGCTATGAAAAACCTGTCTTTTAAAGGCTTGTATTTAATCTCTTCGCTATCTTCGCTATCTTCACTATTCTCTATCTCGAAGCTTTTTAGATAATCAACACGTATATTTTCGTTCAGCGATTTAAATATAACACCCCTATCCTCTCTTGTATATGCAAAACTCTGGTATAATGTTTTTTCTTGTGGTAGGTTTCTGTTTCCAACAAATACTACTCCATCGTCGTAATCTGATTCGTTATCGTTGTATTTGTGCTTCAATAGATTTTCTTGTGCATATGAGGAATAAGTGTATTTTTCGCTTATTCGGTCAACATAAAACTCGCTTAAATCCTGATGCTCCGCACCCAATCTATTCGTTATATCTTGCGCAGTAATTATTTTGTTTTCATAGTCAAAATAAAGCGTGCTAGTATTTCTTATAAAAATCTCTTTTAAAACATCGGTTATTTTTAGACTGCCCAATAATGTAGAGAAGTCTACATACTCTGTATTTTCCCTAACTATCTTCAAATAACTTCCATCGTCGTAAAACTGAACTCTTCCTGGCCCAGTATTATCAAAGAATTGCAAATAAATAACATCCCCAGCGTTCAAGTCTAAATTAACTACTCCTTTTCTAGGGTAGGAATAGTTTCCATAAGCAGTATTATTTACGTAAATTCTTAAGCTCGGGTATTGGATTCCTTCATCCGTTTCTATCCAAAACCTAGCATTAACATGTAAGCTGTAATTTCCAGTATCTTGAATTGTAACGCTTGCAGAATCATAACTAACAAAATCGATATTGGTATTAACTGGATCTAATATAATTCTGAAATACGGATTTGTATTTGTAATTTCCTCAAAATTAAAATCAGCAACTAAGTAAGGTTCGCCATCTTCCTCATTTGCTTTTGTACTTAAGTAAGTTTTGCTCAAAAATCCATCTAACCCTTTTATTTCCCAACCATATCTTTCCTCTATTTTTGACACTAGATATTTGAAATTAATAAAAGGCAATAAACCGTTACTATCTGTGTTTGTTGCATTATTAACTTCTCCAGATAATGGGTAGCCATACCAAGCAATTAGATACTTGTAATTTTGCCTGCTTGCGTTAAATGTATCTATTATTGCGTTTGTAGTTTTTATATGAGCAACTTCGGATAAATCTAAATCCATTATAGTATCACTACCAATCGCATCATAGAAATCAATAGCGCCATTTTTAATATGCGCCTTGTATTCGGTTTCATTGCTTTCTGTAATAACTAGCTTTCCATTATTAACAATAGATGCGCCGTCATATAATAGTTGCACATCTACAAATTCATAAGGTTTTGTACTTTCGCTTCCTACAATTCCAAGACCATCTAATGCATTTCTGTTTTCTGCTGTTTTTGGTATTTTAAACTGCCAAGAATAGCTGTCGTTTATTTTTGTGAAGTCCGCAATATCTCCAACTTGCCTAACATAATTTATACTAGTATCAAGCAAATCTAATTTATAGCCAGTATCTATAATTACTATTTCTACCATGTTTTTTTAGTATTTATAGAACTTAAGTATTCAAGTTTTATAGAGAAATCTGTAACATGATCTTCTATTTTTATATTACTAGATTGACCAGTATTAATTACTTGTTCCCATTTATTACTATCCAATCCAGATGCAGGATTATTTAAATTATAAATCCAAATATCAGGACTTGCCATAAGAGAAAATAAGTATGGATAATATTCTTTGTCCACTCTATCAAAAACATCTATTTCAAAACTTGCATCTACTCCAATAGTTTTATACTTAGACTTTCGGTTACCTATATCATAATTTAATCCAATTACGTCTGTGTTGCTTGTTTTTGTTTTTATAGAATAGTCTGAAAACAACCACGCAGAATAACCGCCTTTTATATTCTGAAACATTACGTATAAGCCATTGCAAGACTTTGTAGGCATATTTTTGTAGTTAGGCACTCTAGTAAGCATATTAACAGAACTTAAATTTCTAGTTGCGCTAGCCACTAACGGGAACCCTTCCCATATAGGAATGTTATAAGTAAGATTTAAGTTTATATCTTCATTGAATCCTATATTTATATCTGTATTAAACTCCCCGCCTCTCAATGCTTTTATTCTGTAATTTTTAGGCGCCCTTGTAATTCCATTGTTAGTATTAGAAATTATATTTATAGAAACATCTATAATTTGATTTTTTATAACCACACCAGCACCTACACCATTTGCAAAGTTTGCATCAGTGGGTTTGAAAAGAGCCGAGATAATAGGAGACAAATCGTACTGCAATGTAGAAATATTAGGATTAGCATATAATTTAGTTCTCAATATCTTTCCAGTTCCCATATTAGTAACAGAAATAGAAAAGCTCACAGTATTATTTGTAACAGGCAAATCTATTACAATAGGATTATTTACAAAGTATAGTTTTTTATCTAGCATATTATATTTTTATTATATCTGAAATTTCAGCGGTAACATTAGCTAAAATAAATTCGCCTATTCGTTGCCTTATAAACCTTAGCGTTTCTCCTTCGCTTAATACATCTAGCAAGTTAGAACCTCCTTTTTGATACCAAGTAGTGCCTTTTTCGGCTATCGAATTTCTAACCGCATAAGCTACGTTTGTAGCCTCTTCAAATCCATATCCAAACTTCGCCATTGCCCAACGTCTTAGACTTGGTATATCTACAATTGTACCGGGTGGCGCTCCATGTTGTAATTGCTCCGAGTAATCTCTACCCGAAATTATTCCTGTAGCGCTATCGTTCTGCATTTCTACTCTATAGTCTACGTTCGCCTCCCATTCGGAAGTAGCACGCATCCCTAGTGATATAAATCTAGGGATTAGAAACATCTCTACAACGTCTCTAAATATATTTTCTAAATCACTTTGTTCGGGTAAAAACATTTCTAAATCTTAGTATATCTATTTGCCTATTATAATGCTTAATTAGAATTTTACCCCTAGTGCTATAGAGATTAACGTTATCCCTTTTCTTTTCTAATTGCCTAATTACTAAAAATCTTAGTGCATTAGTAACTATCAAAATGAAAACTATAATTATAATTAACCTCATCTTATTTGCTCTTCAAATGTTATGCTACCAGAATACCCGACGAAATTCTCGTCATAGATTTTCGGGTTAGCTATTGTTTCTAAATTCAAACTTGTAATTCGCATTGGATAACCTAGTATCCTACAGAAATCATTAAAATTATTAGTAGTTAGGCATTTTTGAATAGGTAATAAATATTTCTTGTATCTTCCCTCTTCAATATCATAACCCTTTATTTCATCCCAATTATTTTCTGAAAACTTAGCGATAACGCCAACATGAAAAGTTATAGTGTGCCTAATTGTATTATTTCTAATAGCATGAAACACACTCCCAAATGTTGGAGTTTCCGTAATTCTTTGACGATAAACAATAAAATGAACACAGTCGCAATTCTCATCTCTAATTTGATAAGTGTTACCAGTTGCGTTATCTAAAGGCGCTGTAAACACCCAGCACTTACCGCAATTATTGTCTTCATTAAACTTAGCTATAAGTTTATGTAGGTAATCAATTACATCTGTCATTTCGTTTTGTTTTGCCTTTCCATTTTATTAATAACATCTAACTTCTTTCTAATCTCACTTTCTTTTTTCAGCTTGTATTGAAGTGAGAATATGCGAGCGTAAGAAGCATTTGCAATCTCATCGTATAAACTAACATTATCATTTGCTAAATTCCAGATAGTTAAATCAACTCCTAATTTATTTAATTCAGAAATTCCAGCCATTACCATTTTTTCAGATGGTTTAGAGTGCAAGTTTTCGGTCTCCATTTTTGCAATAATTTCTAGTTCGTTAAGCAAATGTACGAATATTAGTATTTTATCTACTCTTTTTATATTGAAATGATTAATAAATATATTAACGGCACTGTTATAGTCGCCTGATGTTATTAATTTAGGAATATTACTCTTAACATCTATAAACCTAACTTCTGTAAGTAGTAATTTAGATATTTTAGGCGGCACTTCTATGTATTTTCTAAGTAAATTAAAATCGCCTAATTTCGGTATAGCTTTGTTTAAATCCATTCTTACGTAATTAGTCTTGCTCGACGTGTTCGGATTGGTTTTGATTTTAATTCAAATACTTCTCGCATCATAAGTGCATCGGTTAAGTCAGGAGAATCGCCATTCAGATACTTTCCTTTCATCTCAGATTTAGGAATTAACCTAATAGGTTCTGTGTCTCGCTGCACCATAAGTTTTATAGCTTTTCTTTCAAATTGAAGCCTTTGCCTTATAGTATGCTTACTATCGTACATAGAATAAGCTACCTCTTCAATAATATGAATTTCACCCCTAGAAACTCGCTCACCTGAATATACATAGCATTGAGTTTTAAGATTATAAAACGTCCTATCATCGCCTTTATCAATTTGCTTTGAACCGTTTTTAAATGCTACTGCACCTGGTATAAATGCATTCCCTGAACCACCAATAAAAAGCCCTACACCATCCGCATCAAAAGCAATATTAGAATTTCGTACTTTAAATTTACTTTGAAGCTTTTTAGTGATATCTATTACATCCTTACCAGTGCTTTTATCCACAACCTCAACTCCAATTATCTTAAATCCACTCCATATCCAGTATAACAATTTATCCTCGCCGTCCATCGCAACATCTATGGTTATGTACCTCTCGCCATGCTCGACGAAATCATTCTCAAATATGTCTCTAAACGCGTTATATTCGTAGACGTCATTTGGGCTAACTGCAACTTTCCAATTTCCGCCAAGTAACTGCAATCTTGTGTCTTCATCTTGAGCGGCTAAATTTCCTAGATAGCCCGGGTCAACTTTTAATAATTCTTGGTTATCATAAATTGAACCACCTATAAAAGTAACAGATTTTATAAAGTCAGAATATTTTGAAGTGCCTCTACTTGACTTAATGAGCGGATCGAGAAAGTATTTTGATTTCTCTATAACCTCAGTCATAGAATCACCCCAGATAAAACTATCGCCATCTCTTGTAAAATACCTAAGCTTGCCCGATCGTTCCATATCTGGATAACCATCTTCGCCAATCCACCAGCTTATAAAATCAGCCACCCAGCTGTCAGGATCAGGGTTGCAAGTAGCTCGAACATACGGCTTAACTCCACAAGTCGACCTATTTCTACTAAGCAAGTAGAAAAACATCTTCATTGAAAAATGCGTTAGCTCGTCAAAGCATAGTAGGGTTATCTCCGAACCTTGCCAGTCGTATATATTTTTCTCATACTCAAGATGTGAAAATTTTATTTTAGACTTATTTCCAAAATCCCAACTTAATGAACTTTCTCTAGGTGTTGCATCACCTATTAATGAATATATCTTTTCGCTAGCATCCCAAAGCCCACCAGCCGACCTAATTTGAACGGTAGTACGTCTAAACATTACGGTATCAAAATCCTTTACGTCTTTATGACGCAATGGTTCTAGTAGAAGAGAAAAAGTTTTACCGACACCAGCCGCACCCCCTCCAATAACAATATCTGCTGCGCTTGAAAGCGCATCCATTTGGTAGCCTTCTTGCGGGCGAATTACTCTCATCGGTTATTATTTGGAAGTTCAAAAACAACAACCTCATTTGATTTCTGCTTGTTGTCTCTTTCAAAAAACCCATGCTGTTTTGATAATCTTTCTTGAGCGGAAGAGTAGCCCGTAGCACCGATGTGCCTAATAGTCCTACTTGCTGTTTCTAGTTGTTTTGAAGTAGAATTATCATCTTGTAAGATAGCTAGTGCATTCTCGTATATTTCTATTAGCCTCAAATCCTTTTTAACGCTCTTTTCCAGCGTGTATTTGTTTTTTTCAGCCAACTCCTTACGAAGTTGCTCAATCCTCGCTAAAACATCGCTACGCATGCTTAGCATGTACGCATTATTGGTTATAGTGCTGTTGGATTGGTTTTTGGTAGAGTAAGCACCTCGATAAGCATCTGCCTTTGTAGCACCATTTACGTACAACTGACAAAACTTTTCTTGCTTTGGTGTTAATTTTTTTTTCTTACTCATTTTTTTAGAATTTAATGCCGTTGAGTGACCTATCTCTGCTAACTGCATGCAACTTACCACCTCCGACAGGGTTACTGCTTAAACCAGCCTCAGAATGCCCAGTTATTAGGTTAGCGCCAGGCTTATATTTAGTAGGCTTTATCCTACGTGTAGGGTAACCATGTTTGCGGTAGAAATCAACTTCGTACGCTAAGTACTTTTTATTTCTACTACTTGGGTCTTGCACTTCTATGTGTTTTTTTAGAATATGCTCTGGTATATCACTAACGTCTGTTGTCCATTTGTCTTTCATTTTATTCTATTTTGTTGCGAGGGGAGGATTCGAACCTCCAACACTGGATTATGAGACCAGCAAGTTTTCAATTACTCTACCTCACGATTTAGGCGCACGCATTAGAGTACATGCGCCTGAATTTTTTAACCGACCTTTTGACGAAGGTGGTTTTTAATGTAATAGCCTTTTAACTTCCACGTTTTAGGCTTCGAGATAAGAGTTAGGTATTATCCTTTCCCTTTTCTTATTTACAAATATACAATTACAAATATACAAATAATATTTATGATATTTCAAAATATACAAATAAATAAAGTTGTATCAATTTAATATTATACCTACATTTGTTTTGTATATAAATTATTATGCTTATATTTGTAATATATAATTAGTAATAATAATAATAACTAAACTAAAAAACTATGAAAAACAAGACAGATGAGCTATACCTGAAATTAGCTAAACACATAAGAGAAAGCGTATTGGGGGGTAATTTTGATATCACAGTCCCAATTTGGGGGGATGATACTCATAACATCGTAATAGATGAACACGAGTATACCATATATGTAGCTGAGGTGTTCGCTAGCGTAAAATCTAGAAATAAACTATGGATGTACCTTCCGTCCGTGAATGACTTATTCACATTCACAGGCGAAGACCTGACTACTGTAGTTAGCGTCCTGAAGAAGAAGGAAATTGAGATGAAGAATGATATGGATGAACTTCATAAAGAAATGAAGCAAAAAAGAATTAATAGGCTTAAAGAGGAGCTTGCAAAATTAGAAGGATAAAATTATGGACTTAATAAGATTAATGCAAAAAGAAGTAGTTAGTTCAGAACTACCAACAAAGAAAGAACTAGTTAGAAAAGGTAAGGAATTCGCTTGTCGATTAGCTGATAGCGGAGAATATAACCTCCAAGAGGTGTATGCTAATGCTTTAAGGCTGAAAGAGAGCATAAACGCAGTAGAGGCTGAATTAAAAAAAATATTACCGCAGGAGGACTTTGAAGCGTTCGGGATAAAATGTAGTTATAGACAGGGCGGCGATACTATAAACTACAAGGACGATCCGATTTATCTGGAGTTACTAAAAGACGTAGAGCAAAGGAAAGAATTGTTAAAAACCGCTCTTAAAGCGAAAGACCCAATATTTGACGCTTACGGGAATGAAGTACCAAAAGTAAGTACCACTCCTAGAAAATCTAGCTTAGCTATGAGTTTCTAGGATATAAAAAACAGCACAAACTAAGCCTTCATTTTTACTTTTGAAGGCTTTTTTGTTTTCAATACCCAAACTAACTAACGTTCGTTAGTCTATATTCTCTTTATTATATTCCACATGTGTTTTAAAGTGGAATCGTAATCATCTGAAAATCAACGCCATGACACATTACCACATTAGAACTCATTTTTAGACACATACCCCTAAATAATTATAACGCCAAAAAGGTACCATATAGAGAGTACGTGCCAAGTGGAATTGGATTAAGTGATTTTGACTCTTCACGCTTGTATTAATTGAAAGTTATTGTATATTTGCACTGTAGGAGTCGCAGCCTATTTGAGATATTTATTTAGCCCCCTAGTGAGCGACAACCCTGCGACGTTGTAGCTTTACTAGGGGGTTTTTAATTAATAACACTATGATTACGATTTTCAGGAGTTTATTCCAAACTGACGTACCATTTCACCTGTCGTTTGATAAATCAATTCAGAGGATAAAAGAAGGTAAGTCTAAAGTTCTTATAGAGAAAATAAGAAATGCAAAGAACAAATCTGATGCAGATAAATTTAAAAAACAACTACCTGCTATTTTGTTTTCTGGTAAGTTTTCGGAGAGATCTAAGAAAGGATTAAAGGTGCATTCTGGGTATATGGTTATTGATTTTGATGATTTTGAAGACGAAGTAGTGTATGCCAACATGTTCGATAAACTTAAGTCAAATAAACATATTGCATTACTTTTTAGGAGTCCATCGGGCAACGGTATAAAAGCTGTCGTAAGAATACCTAGCTGTACGGCAGAGGATCATGAAAGGTATTTTGATCTTTTTAACGATGAATTTAAGTACAGCTATTTTGATAAATCAAACTGCGATGTGTCCAGGGTTTGCTTTGAGTCGTACGACCCAGATTTGTACCACAACCAAGACGCAATTGTATTTGAACCCAAACTAGTTGATAAAGGTTTTTCTGTATCTGAAAAAGTAGTACATACCCCATTGACTGATGAGGATAGGATTATTTCTAGGATAATGGACTGGGACTGGAAGTATGATTTTGTAGAAGGGGAGAGGAATAATTTTGCCTATGTACTATCTAGATCTTTCTGCGAATATGGAGTTAGTGAACAATCTGCTAAAAGTTTTATCGTAAATCATTATTCCGATAAAGACTTCGGGGAAAGGGAAATAGAAAATACAGTTAAGAGTGCGTACAGAAGCACCGCTTTTGGAGTCAAGAAATTTATAGACTATGACAAAAAGAAAGAATTTGAAAAAGATATTAAGCATAAGCCGAAAAAAGAGGTACTAGAGAAGTATGATTTAAGTGATGAGGATTACGAGAGAGAAAAGAAAGATATTACTGTTGATGAGTTCTGGTATTTAGATTTAGACAAAAATGGAAAGGAAAAGATAAAAGTAGATCCATACAAATACAAAGTATTTCTAGAGCAGAATGGATTTAAAAAGACTTATTTAAACGAAAGTCAAAAACCTACTTTTGTTAAAATAGTGTCTAACATAGTGGAGGAGACATCTGTCGAGAGGATAAAGGACTTTGTACTCGATTACTTATTATCAAGAAGGCATATAAATATATGGAGTTACTTCGCTTCTTATGCTGCTTTATTTTCCGAGAACTACTTACTTATGTTAGACTCAATAGAGCTGATGATGCTTGACGATAAAAGAGACAAGTCGTTTATAGCCTTTAAAAATGGGATATTAGAGGTTACGAAAAAAGACACAAAGATGGTAGATTATATTGATGTAGATGGTTATATCTGGAGATCGCATATTGTTGATAGAGACTTTATAAAAGCGCCTATAGAAAATGATTATAAGAAGTTTATAGAAAATATATCACATTCATCACCCAAACCACTAGAGTCTACAATAGGCTACTTAGTTCATACATATAAAAATAAGATGAATAATAAAGCTATTATATTTAACGATGAAGCTATATCTGACAATCCAGAAGGCGGGACTGGGAAGGGACTTATAATACAAGGGATTAGAAGAATAAGAAGAACTTCAATATTGGATGGTAAAACATTTGACGATAAGAAATCATTTGCATACCAAACTGTTTCAAAAGATACTCAGGTATTAGTTTTTGATGACGTTAAGAAGAACTGGGATTTTGAAAGTAAATTCTCCATTGTAACAGAAGGCATAACCTTGGAAAGAAAAAACAAGGATGCTATAAAGCTTCCAGTCGAACAATCCCCTAAGATGGTTATATCTACAAACTATGTTATTAGGGGTGCGGGCAACAGTCATGACAGAAGAAGGCATGAAATTGAGATAGCACAGTATTACGGCGCGAACAAGACCCCTTACGAAGATTTTGGTAGACAATTATTCGATGATTGGAACGCTGAAGATTATAATCGTTTTGATAATTATATAGTTTACTGCTTACAATTATACTTGAATGAAGGATTAATAAGTCAGGAGGATGCTAAGAATATAGATGCAAGAAAGTTAATAGCAGAAACTAACCGAGAGTTTTACGAATGGGCAATGGACGGGAACCTACCTGTTAATGTCAGAATTTATAGAGCTGAAAAATACCATCACTTTATTGACCAATACCCGGACTATGCACACGGCAGATTTAAGCTATCACAGAAGTCATTTAAAATATACATTGATAATTACGCTAAATACTTAGGATTAGAGGCTGTAGATGATAGAGATGTTAGTGGCAGATACTCTGAGATAGTAGATAATAACCTACCTAAAGACAAAATAGATTTAAGTGACGATATGCCTTTTTAAATGATAAAAAATATAAATAAAATGAAACTTACACAAGGACAAAAACAATTTTTGGAAGAAGTAGAAAAGGGGACTAATATATTTCTAACGGGTAAAGCTGGGACGGGGAAAAGCTTTGTCCTTGATCTTATAAAAAAAGACGCAGTAAAACTAGGTAGTACTGGAGTATCTGCGTTAAATATAGGAGGCGCAACACTACATAGTTACTTTTGGATACCAATAAAATATAGGGATGTGGTAAGACATGACGACTGCTACTATTTCAGAGGTGAAAAAGCTGAACAAGTTGACGCATCTGCAAGTATAATTATAATAGATGAAAGCTCTATGATAAGAGCAGATGTAATGCAAGCAGTTGAGAACACTTTGAATAGAAATAAAAATAGATTAAACAATTTCAATAGCTTAAAAAATAGGCAAATTATTTTCGTGGGCGATATGGGGCAGCTTCCTCCTGTAGTTTCCACTGAGCAAGAGAAAGAAGCGCTAGCATACACTTATGGCGGATTTAACTTTCAAGACTCTCAAATATATAAGGATTTAAATGTAAAAACTATTGAGCTTACTGAAATAGTTAGGCAATCTGACTTAGATTTTATTGATGCTTTAAATAAGTTAAGAGATGGACAGATAGATATATATTGGAAGTCTTTATATTCCAAAGAATTAAACGAAGGAATAACCATCGCCCCAACTAGGAAGTTAGTAGATAAGTATAACAAGGTAGGATTATCAGAATTAGACGGTGAAGAGGTTACTTACTATAATAACGAAGATGGAACGTTAAGGCTTAGCAATTTTCATCTACCTACTAGCATTACGTTAAAAGATGGTGCTAAGATAATTTATAAGTTCAATAGCAAAAGCTTTCCACTTGTTAATGGCACGTTAGGCACATTTATATTGAAAGACGGAAACCCTTTCATAGAAACTGAGACAGGCACTTATCCCATAGAATACGAAAGTTTCAAAGATTCGGTAATGCATAGCGATGGAATGATAGAGGTGTTAGGTAGCGTCTCGTTCTTTCCAGTAGAAGTAGCTTACGCCATCACTATTCATAAGTCTCAAGGCTTGACGTTCGACAAGGTTAATGTAGATTTATCATATGGGTATTTTGGAGGTACAAGAATGTTGTACGTGGCTTTTTCAAGATGCAGAACCCCAGGAGGATTAAATATTATTAGACAAAAGCTTGTGTAGTAATTTTGCAATACATATATTTGTACCAATAAGACGACCAATAGAAAGAACATCATTAAAAGCCCCTAGATACAAAGATTTGGTCGTCTTATTCTAGGGGCTTTTTATTTTTAATAGATCCGATGCGTTTACGGAAATTTAAACGTAATTTAAAACAATTATATTATGAGCAGTTGGCTAGAACGACC